TGATTTTACTTTCAAAATGTAAACTAGAGCACCAGCATTTGCAAATTCTCTTAGTAATATATTATGTTTCTCCAGATCCTTGTCTTTCTTTAATTTTTCTATGGTTTTTTTGCTTTGTTCTTCAGATTGGGTTAACGTATTTTTCAGTTGATTTACTTGATTCTTTAATTCATTACCTTCTTCATTAATTAATTCATGGAGAATTTCTTCTAATTTTATATAATATCTATGAATTTCCCCCGCTTTTGATGTGCCTGCTTTAAAACAAAAAAGTTTAAATGAGTTTATAGTAAGCATAAATGTTTCTTTATTACATCCACCATGTTTTTTTCCTTCAAAATCTTGCTCCTCCGTTTGGAGGAGCAAGTAATCAGTGTTTAATACAAAATTTTTTTCTAATACTCTTTTTGCGTTAACTTTTTGTTGGAATCCTAACCATTTCCATACATTATCTAAATCAATTACGTAATCTGTATTGGGATTATAATTCAAATAACCATAAAAACTTGCAACAAATAATTGTTGGTCATCATTAGAAAAAAAATTTTTTATTTTGTTGAGTAATTTGCTTTGATAAGTATTCGATAATTTGGTGATTGGGTTGTTTTCAATCAATTCTACAATATTTAAAGTTGTCATTTCTGACATAAATTATAGAGAGTATTTTCTTTATATTCTTTTTTCTTCATTTTGTTTTTACAAATCGAAATGAAGTTTTTACAAAATTCTTGCTTTGCCAACTTGCAAAGCAAGATTTGTTGTCATTTTGCAGTGATTTTCTTTGTATCGTTTGCTCATCTTGAAGGATGAGCAACCGGTATTAATACTTTTTGCCTACACTAAAGGCAAAGAAAAAGGCTACAATCTACGCAATTGCTTTGATCCGGTGATCGCCTGAGCAAAAGGGTGTTTTTATTGTACACATTAACCATTAATATAAGAAACCAGATCTTATATTAATTTTTTATTTGTTTTTTAATAGAAATAAAATAGCATAAAAATATGCAGTGTATTTAATTTGAGTAAGCAACACCAGCCATACCACTCATGACGCGGAGAACGTTGTAGTTAACGGCATAGACGCGGACCTTGGCAGTGGCAACGCCGGCCACCGTCGGGGATGAAAGAACAAGTTGAAGGACTGCATTATCAATGCGGGAGAAGTTGCAACTGCCGGAAGGTTGGTGTTCTTCGGGCCTCAATGCAAAAGAATAGAGATTGATGCCGGTATCAGGGGCGCGGGTGTGGTGTTGGTAGGGTTGAACAACATCGAAGTAGCTGCCCTCACGCTCAGAGAAACGATCTTGGCCGTTAAGCTGGAGTTTGGCAGTGACGACGGGGTTCTCGCCCCAACAGTGCATGTCGAGGGCGGTCTCGGCAAGGACGAAGGTGCCAGCATCGGAAACAAGGGAAGCGGATTCGTTAGCGCCAGTTCCGAAGGGAATTTGACCCCATTGGGAAGTGTTGCCAGCAGCACCGCTGGGACCAGAAGCCTCAACAGCACCGGGCATGTCGAAGAGACCAGAAGTGGTGATGAAACCATTGTCACCAGAAACAGATGAAGGTCCACCGAAGGCATGGATGGCATTGGGGAGGGCATCGATGGAGTCAGTGTAGTTGAAGGGCTGGGCACCGAGAGTGCGGTAGAGGATACCACCGGCATCGAGGGATGAGCAGTAATCTACGTTGGCATCGGGCTGGACAACCCAGATAAGCTCCTTGCAAGGGTGGTTGAAGTTGAGCTTGATCTTGTTGGAGGAGGATCCAACGGACTCATCACCAGTGAACTGAACCTGCTCGAAGAGGTACTCGTGGGGGTTCTGGGCCATCTTGCGGCGCTCATCAGTGTCGAGGAAGATATAGTCGACGTAGAGGGAGGCAGCAACGAGGGATTGTTGGTAAGCAGCAGAGAGAGAAACAGTGCCAGAGTTGGCGCTGATGGTAGAGACAGCCCAGAGGCATTCACCAATGGGGCGGATGTCAAGGTTGATCTTGACCTCGTGGTATTGGAGAGCAATGAGGGGGAGGGCAAGTCCGGGGTTGCGGCAGAACCAGAAAAGGAGGGGAATGTAGAGAGTGGTCTCGGGGAGGGTGTTGCGGGGAGCGCAAACCTGGTTAGGGCCACCAACAGTGGCGCAGGGGCCAGAGACATCGGCGAAGCCGGGGTCAGTGATGTAGGTAAGTTGAGTGGTGTTACCAATCATCTTGAAGTAACCACGTTGTTGCTCAGAAGACATGGTAAGCTGGTTCCAGATGTGCATCCAGTCACCATATTGGCGATCGATGCGTTGGCCACCAATCTCAACCTCAACCTGGGCGATCATTTGCTCACCAATGTAATCTAACCAACGGGCATAGACACCAACACCAGCGCTTTGGTTGGGGTTTAAGCTCTGGTTAATCTCAGGGAGAGTAACCTGGAGGTAGGTGCGGTAGCAAAGATCACCGTTACGGGAGATGGTGCAGGTAACACGGCGGCCGAAATCGGCTTGGCCAGAGAAAGTTTGCTCGATGGACTCCATGGCAAAGTTAGTGTGTCTTCTGTAAGATACCTTCCAGAAAGTGATCTCGGGGGTTCCAGTAAGGAAAACGTCTTGTGCGCCGTAAGCGACTAATTGCATCAAACCACCAGCCATTTTGGAATATTTTCCTTATACTATCAACAAAGAAAAAAATCTGAAATAATTAATTAATAACAAATAATTAATTATTTTCCTAAACAATATACCAAATTTGATAAAAAATCACAAAAATAATAAATATACTACATAATATTACTAGAAATTGTTATAGAAATAGACCATTGATTAGTTGAATTTCCCTAAATAATCATTCGATTTTGTCTAATAAATCACCAGAAAAATTAGAAAGAAGGAAGTTCTCTAAATAATTTTCTTGGAAGATCTCTTTACGGTTCTCATGCTTTTTAGTAAAAATATAGGAATTATTTAGTTTTTTTAAAGACCATCCTTGCTCTAAAGCATTCATCAAGAACATCATTTTACGAATTTGAGATTTATCTAGTTTAATATTTGTAGATGTTGATGCTAAAATCTCGTTTTGCATATATATTTTTTGCTCATTATAAAATATTCATTATTCCGTATTATTTACGTTTTGTTTTCAAAGTATGTTTGGTTTTCCTTGATTTCGATTTCTTGCGATTTACTTTACTTCTCACTAATTTATTTTTCTTTTTCCCGCCTGAAACAGGAATTTGTTGCTGATATGGATCACTCATTGAAAGATATGATGGTTGATCTAATTGACTCATTAGCATTTGATTTGCAAATTTAAGTTCTAATTCCAAATCCTCCATTTCCTCTTCGTAATCATTCGCAAAATAAATAAAATTAGAATAATTTTTCCCAAATTCTAAAATAGTGTCTTCATCTACTGTGTTAACAATGTTTTGCAGATCTTTATCAAAAAGTCCATTTTCTAAATTATAAGAATAATAATCATATAAAGTTGCGAAAACGATTTGATTTTCTTCGCTGTCTAAGTTATTCATTTTAGTGGATGAATAATACATAAATAAACTTTCATAATATCCAATTCCTTCATCTGTTTCGTCATCCATAGTAGTTTCTACAGTTTTTCTGTAGGGTTGTTTTTGTATTAATTTATTTGTTTTACTTGTTTTAGCAACAAATAATGCATTATTTTTAACTTTATTTTTTTCAACAGCACCACCATTGATTCTTGAACCATTTATCAAATCATCAATAGATGTAGGAACTGGAATTTCTAAAATAGCACCTATAGTAGAGAGTAATTGACCAGGATTTACTGTATATTCTTTACTATTTAATTTTGTAATAATTTGATCTATTTTATACTGGTTTGTTTCATAAATCAAAGTGTTGTATATATTATTCACTATTCCATCATTGTTTACATTTGTACTTTCAATATTAGATTTTAAGTTATTAACATATTCAACTATTGAATTCTCATTATTTTGTATTCTAGTTATATATTCAGCAAATACTTCTCTAATTTGCGCCCATTTTTGATTTCTAATTTGAGGGTCTCTTTCTAGAGTAAATGATCCATATGTTTTTCTTAATTTTGAACCGTCTGTTCTTAAATATTGGAATTTGTTAAAATCTAGTGCCATTATTTGTAAACCTATACGAATCGCGGAATTATTAGATAATAATCTTTTTGAATAAACTTCAATCATGTTGTTTAATTTTAATTTGTAATCTACTGGTCCAGACAAATAATGTTTTAATGTACAACCACCACTAGTTACGCCTTCTCTAGAACCTGTATAAATACAAGATAATGCCAATAATGAGCAAAACATATAGACCACACTATCTGTTGTTATCATGACTACTTTTGTTCGTTCCTTTTCATATTTCTCAGCAACATATGCCAAATACATCCATACTTGTGCAACATCACCAAATTCTTTCGTCATTAATAACTTTTTGCACTCAGACAAATTGTTTAGGTTATTAGAAATAAGATCATGATTTTCCTTATTCCCTAACCTGTAATTTTTTAAAGTTAGTTTTGTTCCTTTTAGTACTATTTGGTTTCCCAAATTCATTACTACTTGTTGGTCACCTATGCAACTCCATGTTACTTCATTAGGGAATCCTAATCTTTTAGTGAATGTATTATTAAATGTAATAGTTTTATTTGGATTAGGGTATCTGTAATCTGAATCTCCTTTCGCTAGTGAATCAAGATCCGACGCAATGGTGGATATGGTTTTAACCTTTTCAGGATTTAAACATACTTTATCATAACCCATACCGCTTTCTCTAAAGACCTTTTCAGCTGAAGAAATTTGAGTGTTACTACCAACTGTACTTGTTTTCAATACATTTTTTAATACTGTTACATTTGAAATTACTATAGGATTTTGAAAAACAGAATTTTCTAATTGAACGAGTAATGCATGATATGTAATAGTTCCTATATCTCCAAAATCTCCAAAAATCCTTCTTAGTAAACCTTTTGCGTCAGGAATAGTGGGCGCTACATTTGCGTCTTTTAATATATCTGCTATGAATCGTTTACTTAGTTGTATTTGGTCTAGAATACTAATATTTGTAGTAACTGAAGTACCATTTACAAAAACATTTTGACCATCAGATGAAAAAACACTCATTAATTATATATATATGTACGAAGAAAATGTTGTTTATTAATGTACCTACTAAAATACATTTTAATTTGATATTCATCTAGTTTCATAATTCTAGATGAATATGCTAATATTTTGTTTTGCTTATTGTAAAAATATTTATTTACGTTTTAAAGTATATCTATTTCTTCTGTATTTTCTCTTTTTTGTTCTACCACCATATTTCCTTTTTTTTGGAAACGACCCTAATGTCGTCGAGCCATCATCATTGTTGTAATAATAAGTAGCTATATTATTTATTCTTAGTCTAACAGGTTGTCTATCTTTTAGTATTGGTCCATTTGGTCCTACAGGAAAAACACTCATTCTTATCATTGTTGGCTCTAATCTAGTAATTATACCACCAAATATCTGAGACCTTCCTATGCGTTGGTAATGAACACTATCACCAAATCCAATTAATTTATCCTGTGCAAGTATTGTTATTTTGTGTTCAGGATATGGAGATGAGTCTTGTGTTAAATCTATTACTTCTTTTTTAGCCGAGGGATTTTCAAATTCTGTGTTTTTTCTTTTTCTGCTTACGTTTTTAGAAGGTAAGGCCCTAGCAGATTCTATTAACATAGGTGAGTCTTGTGTTAAATCTATTACCTTTTTAGCCGATGGATTTTCTAATTCTGTGTTTTTTCTTTTCCTACTTACGTTGTTAGATGGTAATACTCTAGCAGATTCTCTTAATGGAGTTCCTGAAATGCCCTTTGCCGGAAGACCTACTAATATTTCTGTAGCGATTACTTGGTTCATGACTAGATCAGATTCAGATTGTGATGTGCCTACTGTAGGTCCACCATCTGGGAAAGGCATTGTATCTAGAGTTTGTTTGATTCCTGATTCAAAAGCGGTTTTTGACGCAGCATATTCAATTGAGTCTAATCCTCCTAATTTATTGTAAGAGAAACAATTATCGAAATACTCATTTAGTGCATTACCAACTACAGGTACTTCTTTAATTCTTTTTCTTAAAACATCAATATAAATCCCTCTAATATTTTCTATTTTATTGGTCAATTCATTGTAAATCTCTCTAATTTGAGGTTCGGATCTAGGATCTCCCTTGGAAAATTCTTTAATTAGTTTTTTTAATAAATCGCTCTTCACGTTATTTAAATTTGTTACAAAGACATTAAAGGTAGTTTTCAAATTTTTGGCCTCAACTGATAGTGAATTATCTTTCCATGAAGGGATGACTTCTAGTTTTTTCTCTAAATCGGCTATACTAATCTGGTCTTTAAGTCCTGAAAAAGCTTTCACCAGTGATTGAGCAACAAAAGTAATTCCATTATAAGTTCTACTAGGTGTAGGAGGTGTATCATTGAATATATTTTCACTTTCAAAATCAAATAGTTCACCCTTGCCTATCTTTTTTAAAGTTTCTTCCACATTCTTTTTAATCAACTGCATTATTTTGATATAATTTTTAATGAAGTAACAGCTATTCAAAAAATTGCTTAATAATTTTAAATATTCTTTTAAGGAATC